GGCCGTGCTCGACGGCCCGGCCACGACGCAGCAGGCCTATACCGACTGGCGCGAGACAATGCAGAGCCATCGCCTGATCCCGGTCGAAACCGCGGTGAAGGTCGGGGTCAATCCGGTCGTGAAACCCGCCTCGCCCCGGGTGATCGGCATTGCGGTGCGCCGCGATCACGAATTCGGCGGCCGGCCCTTTCATTCCTGGGCGAACCAGCCGGTGCAGGGCATCGTCGGCCCGAACCGTCCGATCGAGTTCTCGCTCACTGATGGGGCGACGGAGGGGCAGGTCCTGCTTTCGCAAAATGCCGGCATCATCGCGCGCGGTGAAATGGGCGTCGAGACCGCCATCGCGTCCGGGGGCTTTGTCTATATCGGCACCGACAACTGCTCCGAAGACCCGCTTTGGCAATTCTACCACATCGTGCGCGGGCGCGATTTCATCCACCTCATGTTCCTCCGGACGCTTCGTGGCTTTCTCGGTCGGCGCAACATCGACTACGGCACGGTGCAAGACGTGCTCGATACCATGCGTTTCGCCCTGCGTGATCTCAAAGCGGACGGCGACATCATCGACTACAAGGTCGGCTTTACCCGCGACCAGAATTCGCCCGAGCAATTGCGGCTCGGCAAGTTCACCGTGGATTTTGCCGCGGAAGAGCCGCCGGTCCTGCGCCATCTCGGCATCCGGTCGGCGCGCTACCGCGCCGCCTTGGACGTCCTCCTCGACGACTTGCTCTCACAGATCGATCTCGCCGCGTGACGCGGCATTTCGTGGAACCTGTGTCAGCTGACCCCGATGGTGCGCAACATTGCGTCTGCAATTTGTGCCCGGCTCTTGGCCCAGAATGACATGTTGACGGCGATACCGTCGGAGCCATGCAGAGCGTTCGGCAGGAAGCTGACATACGCCGGGTTTGTATCACGTACCCCGTGGCACCACGCTCCGAAGTGGGGCGGTAAGTCGTTTCCTTGCATCTCAAGTCGGTTCAGCTCGGTGACGACCTTGTCGAGCTTGTCCTTGTCAGCGATTTCGTGCGGCATATTCAAAAGGCAGAAGAGGCCGCCCCCCATTTCAGGGTGAGGTTGGTCTGCGATCATTTGCCAGAGAGCGGTATAGTGATGTCCGGCAGCGGCGCTGACTTCGCCAGCGCGAATGCCAAACTCGGCCGTAAGACCCAAGCCGCCCGTCGTACAGACGCAAACGCGCGAAAGATAGGATTTGGCAATCTCGAAGTCGCGTTCCGTCCATGCCGACGGCCCGGCCTCCCTCGGGGCCTCCTGGGTAAACACCTTTCGTGTCGCGGCGATGATAGTATCCGTGGCTCCAATTACCGAGAACAGGATAAGCCCAAACTCAACCCTCCAGGCGTCTTCGCCTTCATAGACCGTGAGCCTGGAGCCGACGAAGTGTTTGCCTTTTTCCTGTGTCACTGCACCTAAGGTGGCCATCCTGTTGATCATGCTGACGAGGGCTGGCTTCGTGAAGAAGCTGGAAAACTCGGCCGGCAGTTCGGTCTTGATTGTGACGATGGCTGAGATCTTACCGTCGACAGATTCTGCGATCTCGGGGGCGGACACCTCAACGCGCGTAACAAGGCGTTCGTGCTCGACGACCAGCGTGTCGCCGTCCCGGGAAGGCTTCAGGGTGGTTTGCATCAGGGCCGCTTCAAGGTCTCCGAGGGGCACGCCGTGGGGCGAGGGTGATGGCTTCTTGAGGCACATGGGCGTCCTCTCTGTCGTTTTGTTCTGTCAGCGCGTGTGCGGTTTCGGCGTCGTCATCTTAGGAGTAATAGTTCAGGGATGGCGTTTGCGCCGACCCACAACACGGCGTCTTGTCGATATCTGATACCGAGGAGGCGCGCCGTCTCTTCGTTGATACCGAGAGCGAAGAAGCTCGGTTCCGGCGGCCACGCGCCGGTCGGGTCTGCACCTTCTGCATCGAGGACCATCGGCGCGAGCGCGCGCAAGTGCTCTCCGAGCCGCTGGTGGGCAGCTACGTTTGTGTCAGGGTCGCAGGTTGCTCCGAAGGGGTTGTGGGCCGTAATCACCACGGCGCACGGGCATCCAGCGGCGTCAAAAATCGCCTGCAGTTGAGGCGCGTATTGTCCAATCCGCAGGGTGATTGCATTGACGCCGGACCCGACGCGGTAGCGGGTCGAGTGATAGGCCGCAATTTTATCCGGTGCGATCTCGGTTTGCGCCATAAAAACCTCTAGAACGGAGCGGCTTCCTCGGCCGCCGCAACATCGATTATGGCACGGTGCAGGACGTGCTTGATACCATGCGCTTTGCGCTGCGCGACCTCAAAGCGGACGGCGACATCATCGACTACAAGGTCGGTTTCACCCGCGACCAAATCGCCAGAGCAATTGCGGCTCGGCAAGTTCACCGTGGACTTTGCCGCAGAAGAGCCGCCGGTGCTGCGCCATCTCGGCATCCGTTCGGCGCGCTACCGCGCCGTCTTGGACGTTCTGCTCGACGACCTCCTGTCGCAGATCGACCTCGCCGCCTGACCGCGTTTCATTAACTCTTGCCGGCATAGGAGCGCCACGTGAGCACGCTATATGTTCTCGAAGCCGCCAATCTGTTCTGCGGCGATCACGATCCAAAGAATTCCAAGCACCTGACGCTTCAGGAGCTGAAGCTCCCCACCCTCGAAGCCGACTATCAGGACCACATGCCGGGTGGCTCCAAGGTTGGCATCGAAATAGAAGTCGGCATCAAGAAGCTGGAACCGACCTTCAAGCTGGTCGGCTTCGACCCGGCATTGCTGACCCAGTTCGGGCTCGGCTCGCGGATCAAGCACATCTACACGGCCTATGGCGAGATTCGCGACCGCCGCACCGGGGCCTCGATCGAGCTTCGTGCCGTCATGGAGGCTCGCCTCGGCAAGATCGAAAGCGATGCTTTCAAGCGGGGCGATCTCATGGCAACCGATTATGCCCTACACGAGGTCACGCATTACGAGGTCTTTTTCAACACCGAAGAAAAATGGTTCTGGGATTTCTGGTCGAACACGCTGCGCATCAACGGCTCGGATGAGGGCCAGACCACCAACACCATCCTTCGCATTCCGCGCGCCGCAACCGCCGAGCGATAGGGAGAGAAACCTTTCATGAATGCGAAGATGCAAACACCGCAGCCCGTATCGCAAGCCCCCGTATCGCAGGCGGCGACCCACACGCTCCTGTTCCCCATCATCTATAAGGATGGCGCCGACAACGAGGTCGTGGTCACGGAATTGAAGCTGCGCCGACCGAAAGCGAAAGACATGCGGCTTTTGGAGCGGGTGCAGAACGAAGGCGGCGGCGACATTGCCGCGTCCCTCGCGCTGCTTGCTGCCATCAACGGCCTGCCCGAGACCGCAATCGACGAGCTCGACGCCGAGGACGTGTTGGAGCTTTCGGGAGTGCTGCTCGGTTTTTTGCCGGAGAAGCTTCGCCGCAAGGATGGCGAAGCGTCATAGCCGAAACCGCGCATATTTTGGCGACGCCGATCACAAACCTGCTCGACATGGACTGGGCCGAGGTCTGCGCCTGGCACGAAGAAGCAGCGCGGATCGCCAAGGCAACTTTCACGCGATAAACCGCAATGCCTGATCTTACTTCGCGCCTGATCGTGCGCCTGATTGACGGCGTGTCCGGCCCGGCGCGGGCAGCAGCGCGGTCCCTTGTCGCTTTGCAAACGGCTGGCCGCGCCACCGTCGCGCTCGGCACCGCAAAGCAGATCGCGGCCAACGCCAAGTCGCTCGCACATCATACGCAAGCGATGGCGACCGCTGTATCCGCGCCGATGGCCATTATCGGCGCAATCGGGGCAAAGGCCGCCTTCGAATTCGAGAAGGCTGGCAACATGCTGGAGGCGCTGGGCGAAGCGACCGCCGCGCAACGCCAGGAATTCGAGAAGATCGCGAACGTCCTGAACGCCAAATATCCGCAGAGCGCCACCGAGATCGTCAGGACCGGCACCGAGCTCCTCAAGGCGGGCCTCGAATGGAAGCAGATGCTGGGCGCCATGGACTCAACGCTCGCGACCGCAATCCTGGGCGATATGAAGCCGTCGGACGTGGCGACCATCATCGCGGCATCGCTGAATGCCTTCCAGATGCCGAAGGAAACCCTCGAGCAGGCTACGCGCTCGACCACAACCGTAGCCGACCGGATTTCCTATGCCGCGGTCAAGACCACGGCCTCGCTGCGCGACATGGGCGAAATGTTCAAATATGTGGCGGGCGCGGCGGGCGCGACCGGAAGCACCATCGACGACGTGACGGCCATCGCCATGGCCTTTGCGCAGAACAAGGTCGTGGGCTCGGAAGCAGGCGTGGCGCTCCGCTCAGCGATCGTGCGCATGGTCAGGATGCCGAAGGGCGGGCTTGGCGCCCTGCAGCGCGCTGGACTCAATCTGAACGACTATATTCAGGGCAAGCAGCAGATCACCTCTGACCGGATCATCTCCGGCCTTCTGGCTGGCGGCATCGATGCGGCGCCGCTCAAGGCGCAGATCGAGGCTCTGGTCGAGGATCCTGCGCTGCAGAACGCGCCGCTCAAGCTCGCCGCCAAGGTTCAGGCGCTTTTGCAGGAGCACATGAAGTCCACCGGCTCGGCGATGGACGCAAGCGTGATCGCCGAGAACGTGCAGGACAGCATCATCGCGGCCGGAACTAGAATCGATCTGATGCGATTCTTCACCGACCTGAAAAAGAAGATGGCGGAAGGCAAAGCCACCATGGGAGACATTTCGCAGATCTTCGAGGGCCGCCATTTCGCGCGCATGCAGGCTGTGCTTGCGGCCGACCTCGACAAGATCAAGGCCGATATTGTCGCGAATGCCGAAGGCTTCACCGCGGAACGATACAAGATCGCGATCAAGGGTATCGTCGGCCCAGTCTACGAACTGACCGCGGCGCTCGAAGGCCTGGCTGTGGCCTTAGGCAAGGTGGTCTTTCCAAGCCTGATCACCTTCATCAATCAGCTCACGAATGGGCTGAAAAGCCTGTCCGAAACGAGCCCCGAGACCCTGAAATGGCTCACCTATATCGGCGCCGGTCTTGCCGTGCTTGCGCCGCTCGGTCTTGCGCTCGGCGGTCTGGTGGCAGGCTTTGCGGCAGCCGCGGCGGCGGTGAAGCTGCTCATCGGCGCCTTCATTCTGCTCGGGGGATGGGCCGCGGCAATCGTCATCGGCCTCGCAGCGCTGAGCTATGCGATCTACGCCAATTGGGGTGCCTTCAAGCGATGGGCCGAAAACAGCATCGATGGGCTTCGCAGGTTTAATGCTGCCCTGATCGCGCTCGAGGACGGCGTGAGGGCGAAGATTTCCGAAATCGCGTCGTCGCTTTCCGGCCTCGGCTCCAATATCGCCTCCGCGATCCGGCAGGGCGCCGCGGATTTGTTCTCCATCGGCGCCCAGATGCTGCAACAGCTCTGGGACGGCATGAAATCGAAGTTGTCCGACATGCTCGGATGGGCCACCGGCATCGGCGCGCGGATCAAGGGTGCGCTGACCGGCAGCGCTATCACCGGTCAGAGCGTGGGCGGCGAGACGCCGACGCCGCGCGCGCTTGGCGGAAATGTCACGAAGGGCCGCGCCTACGTGGTGGGTGAGCGCCGGCGAGAACTATTCTTCCCCGGCGTATCGGGCACAATCCATCCGACCACCCAACTCGGCGGCGGAGGCGTCTCGGTCTCCTTCAGCCCGGTTTTCAACATCGACGGCGCGCAGGACACACAAGCCGTGGCGCAGGAAACCTATCGCCTGTTCGAGGCGCGCGTGAGGGAACTGTTCCGCGGCCTGCAGGCCGACGCGGGTCTGCGGTTCGTTTAAAAGTCCGATCATGCTGGCACAGCTCGGGTCGGTGCAGATGGAGGTCTGGCCGCTCAACCTCACCGAAACCTCGCTCGACACCGAAGCGACCTTCGCCGAAAAGTCGGTCATGGGCCGCCGTCCGCCGCTCGAATTCATAGGGCCCGGCGCAGAAACCCGGACCCTCAAATGCAAACTCTTTCCAAGCAAGTTCGGCGGGCTGTCGTCGCTGCAAAGCCTGCAATCGCAACTGGCGTCCGGCCTGCCGATGCCGTTCATGCGCGGCGATGGCACCGCGCTCGGCTGGTTCGTGATCGAGAAAATCAGCGAACGCGCCAGCTATCTCGACCGCCACGGCGTCGGACAGGTGATCGAGCTCGATATTACGGTGAAGCGTTCCGACCCGCCACGCGGCGGCACGATCTTCTCAATTATCAGCGGCATCAGCGGCCTGGGATAGTCGGCGCATGACCGAGATCGCCCGCGAAACCTTCACGGTCAAGTCCGACGGCATGTCGGTCGACTTGATGCTCTGGCAACGGTTCCGCCGTCCGATGCCGGGACTGTTCGAGCGCATCATGGCGCTCACCGAAAACCAGCACCTCGAGCAATGTGGTTTTGTGCTGCCTTTGGGCACTGCCGTGACCATCCTCATCGAACCGCCGCCGCGTGAGCAGGAACTGCCGGTAATCTCTCTATGGGACTGACACATCCAAGAGAATGACAAAACCAAGAGACTGATATGGCCAAGCGCGCCTTTTATCGGATCATGGTGTCCGGGCAAGATATCTCTTCGCGCTTCAATCCGCTTCTGATC